TGTCGAACCACTGTGTGACCAGCGATTCATTAAATCTTCCTTCAGTCCATCAAATGCTTCTTTTAAGAGCGGGTCATCTAATAGATATTTAGCTCTCCTTACCCTTTCTTCTGGTGTCATGTGTCTCCTATTGCTACAGCTCTCTTTTGTTCACGTTCAAGGTTAATTTCCTGTTGTTTCAAATTTGTATCTATCTGTAACTTCTGTTGTTCCTGTTGTAATTTCTGCGCCTTGATCTGAACTTCAGCGGCCTTTATCTCTAGCTCTTTTTGTTTTACTTGCACCTCCATCATCTGCATCTGTTCTTCGGGCGATTGGCCCTCATCCTGTTCAGGAATACTAGATGGGTCAGTCAAGTAGTCATCTACATTCTGAAATCCCATAGCCTTAACAAGAGATGCCCCAAGGTTGTACATATTTTGTATACTGACTATAGGTAGACCGCCTTTCATAGCCTCACCCGCAAAAGATAGCATTTGCGAAATGTGCATCATCTGCTGATCCTTGTTCCCACTCCCAAGTGCCACACTAACAGTACAATCATACTTATCGTTCCAAGCGTCAGGACGAACAGGAACCCACTCGTTGCGTAGCATGATAACTCTTTCGCGGTCCTGATTCTTTTGTAGTAATTCATAGACGAACGCCATAAGTTCCTTTACACCAGTTTCTGCAAAGTTACGAGCGATAAGCTCTACTCGACTTTGAGCGGCTCCCATAACAGCATTGACAGCGGTGGCTGTCGTATGAGATGTTAGCGCATTTTCGTCAAGACCCTGTGACATTTTAGATACACCAGCCCTAGACTCCCTTACGCCATCAAGGTATTCAAGCATCTGGAAGGAGTAAGGTTCAAGGGCAGGAGTAGCCAGAGGTGTGACGGCGTTGGGGGATTTTACCCTGACTACCCCGCCCGGTCTTTGCGTGAGCAAGTCATCTAAGTTCGCTTGACCCTCTAAGACAGCGTAGCGACCAAAGTTCTGGTTGTACATGTTGTCCATGAGATTTCGCATCAGGGTACTTTTCATAAGCTGCAAATCCATAACAAGGTCTGCAACCGACAGGCCAAAGAACTTGTGCGGTATCTTTATGGGAGTAATGGATACAAAAGGTATCTTATCTATTGCATCGTTTGCAAGAACCTTGCTACCCACACTGCACACTTTCCTGAGTTCCGTTATCCCATCTCCATCCCAATCTGTTTTAAGGTAAGATTCGTGCAGCCAATAGGTTCGTAGACCCTCCTCTCCTGAGGCTCCATCTCCCCACCCTTCCCAATATTTAGATGAGTCATCAAAAGCATATCTTTCAAGTCTTTCTCCAGAAAAGGCCATTAGATCATCATCACCACCACCTAACTCGCTTACATCCAAATCTTGGTCAGGATACATCTCCCTGAGTTCAGAAATGGTTTTTAAAACTCTGTGACATACGAATCTAGAATCTTGTATATTCTTTGATTCTCTAGCAATCAGGAACTCGGAAGGTGGTACATTCTCTATCTTTATCCTACCGTTGTAGTTAATTCTTTTTATTACTACGTGATGACCTCCCCCTGACTCTATTCCGTAATCGCTTCCCTGCTCCTCTCCCGGGGCAGTATGCTCGATAACCTCTACTTCAGGGCTATCTAAAAGAACCGCTAACTCATCGTCATTTAGGTTTTTATACTCCTCCCTTTCTGAAGAGTCTGTTTCATCCCACCACACCTTTACAATGCCATTCTTAGATAATAAAGCGTCTGAGAACCAAGAGTAAAGAATTTCCCACCCCGGATTGTCTTTTGTAAAAAACAAAATTAACATAGTCTGTAGCCTGTTTAGCCATATCTACATCTTCCGGCCCATGCGGGTTGAACTTAACCATTTCATCCCCAGACGCAAACACTCGCATAAGCGATGGTTTTATCCACTCTATAGTATCCTGCACGGTAGAGTCTACAAACTGGCTACGGCCCTCAACCTCATTGCCAAAGGGAAGACTATAGTAATACTGCATAGCCTGTTCCCTCTGCTTAGAGATTGTATCGCCCATATAACCAAGAGAGGAGGTTATCTCTCCCCGAATTCTCGTTATAAGCTCTTGCTCACTGATCTTTTCTTTAGCCATTAAACAATTCCGTAATCCTTATATTCTACGTCATTAGACCATGACGGGTCTTCGCCAGCTACGGCAAAGCGTTGAGATTGAAAGGCGTACCTTGTTGAAGACATTAAGTCATCTCGTAGAGGAACTACCTTGTTGTCTTTCCTGTGATACATCCTGAATTCTTCAAACCAGTCAGAAAGGGTGCTGAATACTTTGAATCTATCGTTTTCTATGGCCTGTAACAGAGCCATCAAACCCTCTTCTATAGAGTTAGAGCCTTTATTGTTCCCCAATGCCGGGGGATTGGTAAAGTGTTCCAGTAAGAAGTTGCAACCTAAACTCCTATACTGATCAGCCAAGCCGGGATTACCCATAGAATCTCGTCTATTGCCGTCATGGGGATAAGCAACGGGGATAAAATGTGGTCTAGTGCGTATAACCTCAGCATGAATGGAGGGGGAGGCTTTAGCTTCCCTGTAGCAGTCGTATACATAAAACACATCCTCATCCCTATCTATTGCACACCACACAACAGCCGTAGGATGATCCCATCCAAAGTCTATTGCAGCTATTCTAGGCCAATGCGGCTCTATATGGAGCGGATCGACCATTATTTTCTCCTCACTAAGAGGGAATACAAGCCCAGAACCTATAGAAGGTCTGCCATAACGCCTCATTTCCCGCTCATGGGGGCTGTATGAGGACAGAATCTGCTCCATAACAGACTCGTTTAAATGACCCCTATTACCCCCCATTGAGAAGGTTTTCTCTGAAGCATCGTCCCATGTGGCGTTATTCAGGGATTGTCCGGGCTTCAGGTTGTTCATAAACGAGGCAACAGTCTCCGTCATGCCAGCTTCAGGCGTGAAGGTCATGTAAACCATGCCTTTACGATCTAATGTTCTAGTGACGGCTTGACTATAAAGCTCTCTTGATGGTTCCTCGTCCAACCATACACAATCCACACTGCGTCCCTGCCACTTCTCTATGCCCATCTCGTAGGCTTTGAAGAATAAAGATGAGTTCCCGCCGGAAACGTGCTTTACTAAAGCTACGCTTTTGGCGTTGGGAACGCCGGGCTTTCTTTCGGTCTTTATTATATGCTTTTTCGGTATGGTACCGGACCCGAAAGCCGCTGGATCGTCGGGGGAACCCAATAATTCAAATTGTACAATGTCTCTAGTTGTCTCGTTCGATATCCCACCAGCCCAGCCTACAATGGGTTGGTAGAATCTCCTTCCTCTCCACCACTCCGGGTATAACCCAGTCAGGTGGTAGGACATCTCCATGCTGCCACAGTAACTCTTACCTATCCTGTTAGCAGCCATCAGGAGCCTCTGGTTAGCCATAGACCCTGTTTCGTGAAAAGCTAGTTGATAGGGGTACGGATCATAGTAATCGATCCTGTTGTATCGTTCCCGCTGTCTTATCTCTCTAGCTATTTCAACTGCTTCTTCTAGTTCTTCCTTTGTAGCCGGAGGCATGAATTGCTTTTTGCTGCCTCTCTGCACTCTTTCTACTTGCATAGCATTTTCCGGATTTTCCGTATTTCCATCCTTTGTTCCCGTTCTTTAGGTTGCACTCTTGGATTGGCATTTTATCTACTTGGTGGTGGCGTCTGTAAGTGAACGTGGTCTGACTTCAGTATCACGCTGAAACCCAATGGCCTAAAAAGTCGTATTAGCTCACGCTCGTATCTCTTGTCCCGTTCTTTATTACGGGATATAGCCAGATCAAAGGCTTGCCCCGTCAGGTGCTTGGACTTTTCGTGTGCGCCTAGTTTTATATTTTGCGCCTCAGTCCTGTACCCCTCAGTATATTGAGGTTCGACCCCAGCAATACCAGAGGCTTCAAGTATCATATCCTCTACTGTGTTCCTGTCAGGGAGTACCGTACCAAACTTCACCCCTGACATATCTGCACCCCATCTATAGGGGTTAGGGTCTATAGGAACCCTGAATGACTTAGGGTCGTATTTTATATCGGTAACGAAATTAAACAGGCTTTCTGGCTCTTGAGGGATAATACCCAGAGCCTCATAGTTTATAGGGCTGTCGTCTGCTAGGTGCCCCTCAGCAGGAGAAATGAACCAATCAAGGACAGAACTATCTC